GCCGCAGTAGCGTCACTCATTTTGACTTCTTCGTTTTGCATGATAACTCCTTAAGAAATACGAATGATTGCCGACGTATTAGTAGCGGCTGGAAACTGCACAGTAAATGTGGTAGTTGAAGTTTTATTTGAGCCAAAATCAAGCACAAACAAAGCCGCTCCACCCACTTTGTACACCAATGCACCACGCGCAGTAATTGCACTGGTCCATACTGGGTTTGTAAAAGACAGATATGAAACTCCATCTAGAATTCCTACAGATGGGGTGATAGCCTGACCACCTGCGGTGTACCCAGTTGCAACAACTTCATTACTTGAAGTATAAGCGGCAGTAGCATCATTAAGCGTAGCGTTTTCGGTATACAAAGCAATTTTGTATACATCAACAGTGGGCGGAGCCAAGTCGAAGCTACCGGCTAACAATCCAGATTTAAACGAATCGCAAGTGTAGTTTCCGCTAAAAGCCATTACACCACCTTCTGCTTGTACTGACCATCACGGTAAGCATCGCCACGTTCCATACCATCACCCAGACGCTTGGCCATCATAAGGGCATCATCATAGCGTTTTTGGTACTGAGCCAGCACATCCTGTTCGCCCTTCATGTAGGTGTACGCTTCCAACAAAGAGCCATAAAGGAGTACGGCATCAAAGTTATCGCCGAGCCAAGTAGTAGCTGCTGTAACAATTGACTCTGGATAGTAATAGTAGTGAAGCTCAACGGTATAAGAATTATCAGGCGTCGGACCCAAAATAAACGAAAGCTCATTAGTAATTACAGGCGTGGCAGCATTTGTTGTAGTTGGCCCAAACAAAGCATAATACTCTGGCAATCCAGAATCAGTCGGACTGGGGTAAGCGGCCCGAATAAAGTTAACATCTTTATTCAATAAATAAGAATAAGCACCGGTACCATCAACGACCGCCATTGAATACACAGCCAAAAAATCACTTGGTGCGGAAAGATACATGTTGTTTACTTGAGTAATACCCGTTACGTTTTTGCGTAATGACGGAAATTGAACTGTGTTGTAAACACGCAACTCGGCTTGTTTGATAAACGTATTTACCTCAGGCGAACCTGTGGAGTCATTACCGAATTGGTTTTCGGTGTATGCGTTAATCTGAGAAACAAGCTGCGTATAGTTCATATTTAAGCCATCGGGCCACGGGCCTTGGTGCCCTTAGTAGCAGCGCCGCAACCACGGATTTCAATGCCAGAAGTTTTGGGGCCGGGTGCCGCGTTACGGTTGATGTTGCCAACCGTCATATTGATTTCATTAGCTTCGCTACCGGTGCGGGTGCTGTATCCACTATTGCTAATATCAACGCCCGGGGTGCCGGTCATAGTGTGCGGTTGAGCGTAGACTTCGGCAGAGCCGACTTCTTTGCCACCCTTCTTCATACTGAAATTAGCCATTATCGACCCCGCGACGAAGTGCGTTGATTCATAACCTTAGCCATGCCGCGACCATACTTCTTCATATCAAGATTGGTCTTGCCGCCTTTGGCGAAGCCCTTGCCGTGCATACGCTTTTCGTGCGACTTAACTTCTTCGTCGGCAATCTTCTTAACTTCTTTCTTGTCCATGATTGTTCCTTAAGTTGTTACTACAGTTACGGTACCCAGTGCAATTTGAAGCGCTAAGTTGTTAGGAGTTAAAAAGTCATCATTTGCTCTTGAACCACCAACGGGCGCCCAGCCCCACTGAATCTGTCTGCTGCCAAGGTATCCGTCAACATCATTGTAGTAGCTAGTATCGGGCCTCGGATTTCGTACTGCTTGCGGGTCGTTGACCGGATATAAACCTAAAGATAACTGCGGTTGGTCAGGTTCCCAGCAAGTAGGGCACACCAGAATATTAATGTTTTTGGTCTTAATAACCAAGCGTTTTAGCTGTTTAAGCTTGTACCGAAACCCACATCGGTCACACTCCGCAATTGCATTTTTGCCGGATGAAAACTTGGAGGACATTACCAGCCCCCGCCACCAACATACCCAACACGCGGGGCTAAGCGGAGAGAGGCTTTTTCCCGGTCTTCATCAGCAGCTAATTGAAACTGTTCTTCATAAATGGCCTTGAGCATCTCGATGCGCTGTGCGGCTTCCGGAATCTTCATAGCCAAGTAATACGCAAGGCCCGCAACCATGCAGGGCAGGAAACGGAACGGGATGTCTTGTGTTGCAGTACCGCCGGTACCGGCATCTTGGATACGGCGCAAGCGCCAGTAAATGAACGTATAAGTATTATCTACGTTAGCTGTCGGCCAGACGTTGATTTTGGGGGCGTTAACGCCCGTAGTTGGATATGTAGCACCGGATTGGCGGTTTATCCAGACCTGAATCGGTCGGCCTTGGGCATTCTTGTTCGGGATTGTTGAATAGGTTGACTCGGAGATTCTAGTGATGTTGATGTCGGTTTGGTTTTGTCCAGTGCCGGTCCTAACAACGTGGTCAAGCAAGTCAATAGTATCAACAGGCAGGTCGTATACAATGGTTCCTTGAGTGAGTGGAATGCTGCCCTGCTCAATAGTCCAAAGATTAATTCCGCGATTAGCCCACTCAATAGTAAGCAAATTAAGACTACGGCGAGCAGTTCGCAAATCATAACCAGTTCTTAATTCCGAACCGCAACGCTCAAAGGCTTCTTCTACAAGCTCATTGAGATTTAGATTAAATGTGCTAGTGCCGGATGTAGTCATTTTTTATTGCGCAAAAAAGCCGGGGGGTAAGCTACCGGAGCCGCCTAAACCAAGGCTTGCCAGACCGCCCATATTGGGCATTTGTTGTTGCGGCTGGAACTGCGGCTGCATAGCATATCTATTCATAGCCATCTGTTGCATGTAACCGCCCATACCCTGCGGCAGTTGTTGCGGACCACCTTTACCACCCATGCTCGGCATTTGTTGTTGCGCTTGTTGCACTTGTTGTTGTGCTTGTTCCGGCGTTAGTCTTGGCGGGTTCAGAAGTTCCTGCATCCTTGCTTGGTTCATTTGCTGTTGTTGCGCTTGGAAATCTTGAAGCGCTTGCTGTGGCATAGGAGCGCCGGGTCCGGGTGATTGCGGTTGAACGCCTTGAAGCTGTTGTTTCATAGCATTCATTTGGTTCATCGTGTCCGGGCTGAACTGGGGCTGTTGCTGCGGACCAAAACCCCCAAACCCACCCTGCGGGCCATAACCACCCTGCGGGCCATATCCTCCACCCATACCACCGCCTTTACCACCCATGTTTGGCATCGGACGTGGGCCATATCCTCCACCCATGCCGCCGCCTTTACCGCCCATGTTTGGCATCGGGCGTGAGCCATAACCACCACCCATACCACCGCCTTTACCACCCATGTTGGGGGGGCCAAACTGTTGGCGTGAGGGTGCGAATCCGGGCGCGAATGAAGTCATAATTTAGTTCCTTACTTTTTCCTGTATGGCCGCACTTTTTCGGCGACGGTTTTTGGTTGTGCTACAAACTGTTTTCCTGCTCTTTTTCCTGCTCTCTTCGCTCTAGTCGTTGCAGCATATTCTGACGGAGATAACGACTTAATCGCCGCTTCCGGGAGGTATCGCTCTCCGGTTGCTTTCGGTCCTTGCGTTGACGGCTTACCACTCTTAGTTCTCCACTTCTGCTCCGTCCAAGCCTTGAGGCTTTGCTGGGGCTTCTTCACTTCATCTTCTTTAAAGTCTGGGCGAGGCGTGCGCGCTGACCCATTTTACCGGGAGCCTTAGCAGCCTTAGCCAATTTACCGGCCGGAATCTTTTCGCCTTCTTTAACACCAAGCGACTTCTTCAAAGCGCCGGGCTTCTTGATAGCTTCTTGAATCCACTTTTTAGTCACGGTAGCCTCCACCTTTTTTCTTGTACTGCAGTGCCAGCATCTGTGCTTTGCGGGCTGACCATTGACCCGGAGCGCCACCCTTACCGCCAGACTTGATACTATTGAATAAGGACTTGCGCATACCGGGTTTGGTGTAGTTACCAGCTTCGTTGACTTTACTCAACCCGCCTTTTTTATACTCAGTAACTTCGTTGGGGTTATCCTTACGCCGAACAGTTTTAGCCTTCGGCATTTTGGAAGGGTTGATGCAGCCCATACCCCGACTCGGTCTCATACAAACTTACCCTTGGTTTTGCCGCGTTGGGCGCAGCCATCAGCACGCTTCGATGCGGAGCCAGTAGAGCCACCCTTAGCCATCTTCTTGACCTTACCGCCCTTCTTCATACCGGGACCGCCAGCAGGCGGCATAGGAGCGCCACCACCAGCGGGAGGGGCCGGGGGCATAGGACGAGGAGCAGCGGCAGCGGCGGCTTTAGCTGCAGCGATTTTATCCATCATCGCTTGTTCCATCGGGTTGGGCATACCGGGCAACGGACCCGTGCGGTCTCCAAGACCTTCTGCACCAAAGTCCTTCATCACACGCTTTTTCTTCTTGTCCATGATTAGCCCCTTAGCACTTGCCGCCGCGCTTCATACCACGAGCGCCGCTTTGGATACCAACAGTCTTACCGGAGTCACCAAGGTTACGGCCCTTGGTCTTGCCTTTAACAGCAACACCGTCTGCACGCTTAGAGGCCGAAGAAACCGAACCGCCCTTAGCCATCTTCTTGCAAGCGCCGCCCTTCTTCATGCCCATCTCGGTCTCTTCATGCTTAACCATCGACTTCGGGGCGCCCTTGGCCTTCATAAAGGCCACTTCCTTCTTAACCATCTTCTTTGATTCAGCCATTTCACCACCTCGTTTAAATTGTTTGCCTTTATCGGCTTTGTTAAATTCCTCCCCCACACTTTGAGGGATACCGACCTTTTTGGCAAACTTCGGGTTATGAGCCACCGCTGCCATAAAGTTGTGCTGCTTCTTACTTACGCTTGGCATTTTGAAGCCAGTCTTGCACGGTCTTGGTTTCATAGATGCGGATGACCGACCAGACAATCGAGAATACTGCTGCAATCGCCGGTAGTGCATTCATAAGTGTCCCAACTACAGTGACCACAGACGCCGCATCAACTGCCTGTTTAATGGTTTCGTGATGTTCTGTCATGTTAACAATTCCATGCCCGCAGGCTTTTGTTGATACGCGAGTTAGGGTCATTAGCAGTCTTAGCGCTAGTAAGCTTCTTCTTCATACCTGACATACGGGCACAAAAAGACTTCTTACGCGAACCACCTTCAGGCTGCGGAGCTTTCAGCCCCGGTTTACCCGGATTAGCAGCATTATAAGAAGCACGGCCCTTAGCGTTCAAACCGCCTTTGGGGTTTTTGCCTTCTTTACGTTGCCATGCCGGAGACTTAGCCATAGAACACCGTAATTCCAGTTACGGAACCCACACTAAGCGTTAAATACAAACCTGTATTAGCCAAAATACCTTCGCCGGGAACTTGAATGGCAAAAGTATTTGGGGTGCCAAGGCTGGCAATATCCATCGTGTACAAAACCGCACCAGTAGCACTACCGTCACGAATCTCAAACGTAGCGGCAGTAGACGCTTTAGGGTTTACAACGATACCCTTTAGCCGTGTTCGACCTGCGTAGTAAGAGCCAGCCGCGCTAAGGTGCGCCGACTTAACATCAGTTTGCATCGTCATGACGCACCCCTATTAAGCAGCAGTGGTAACGTTAGTCCAAGTCG